CTATCAAATTCTTCTCTAATATCTAAGTCTCTATTCATAGCTTTACCTATCATTTAGAAAATAGGGACTATCACTAAATTTAAAAAACTAACTTCATCTTTATTATATTTGTCATAGTATTTAACTTTAACATTTAATAATTTTCCAAGTTCTTCATAATGAAAAGGTTGCATAACATCTTCTTCATTTAATGTTAATTGATGATAAGCAAATGAATGAAGAGTTTGAAAGTATGGAAGTTTTTTATCTTCTGCAGGCATTCTTTTTTTAGCTTCCAATGCAGCTTTTTTAGTAAATGCAAAGTAACCAATCTTATGTAGAGGAGTACCCATTCTAGCATAAGCTTTAGCTCTAGATATTAGTCTATGGGTTTTACCTGTACCTGGTGGTCCAAAAAATTTATATATCATTAAACAATATCCTCTTGATCTTCTATGTGTACAATGTCTTCTACATCTTCATCTTCTTTTTCAATAATAGATAAAGGTATCATTGCACATCCCCCTACACCTGGATAAGGTTTATTTGTTTTTTTATCCTTACCTGGAAATCTTTTCTTCTTGTTAAACTCCGGTTTAGGTCGACCTTCAAATTCTTCTTTATCAAATAATTTCTCAATCATATGAGAAGTTCTTGAAGAATCTTTTCTCCATTCTCTTTCTTTTAAATAAATATAGAACTCATCATAAACAAAATATGCATACACCTCATCTTTAAAAACGTTTCCACTTTTAAATGAATGGTAGTTAGTAGCCTTTGAACCATTAACAAAATTATTTAAATGTTTATGTAATATCTCATGAGGCCTGGTCCCTGGAGCCGGTTGCACTGTATCAATGTTAGAGAACAACGCTTTTTATAATTTCAAAAAACTCCATACCTTTGATAGGTGGAGGTGGAATATCCGCTTGAGCCATAATTAAACCACGCATTTCTTTTTGTTCTTTTATTTTATTTACATCTTTTGCATGGATTGGAATAGTCTCACCATCTTCTCTCTCAACCGTAAAATAGTATTCTGGATCTGGTTTAAAGTCTATCTTTTGTAAGTTACCTAGTACAGGCCAACTTGCTTTAGCTTCACTAGCTATACCAAATTTTCTTTTTATACATTCTGATTTAACACAAACTGTATTGATTGGATCTTGATGACAAGTATGTCCTGCTGTTGCTTTGTCCCAACTCTTTATCTTTTGTTTAACATGATCATCTGTCCAGTTCTGATCAAATTTAAAATAGTTTCTAGCAGCTTCTAATACTTTTGTTTTCCAGTTGTCTGCATATTTTTTTCTTAGCAAACACCATATAATTAAAAAGAAAACGATCTCTACCTTCAACCATTATATTTTTAGTTAATATTCCAAGACATGGTGGACCATCATTAAATTCATCAGCACCACCTTTTAATTCGTTCTCGATAATTTTACTTTTTATATTTCTTAAATGCTCTACTTTAACTTTATTTAATTCAATACATTTTAAAAATGTATCTAAATCCATCTCACTACCATCCGGATTTAATGCAACTCTTTCTATTTTATTAAAATATGGAAGGTTAATAAAATTACCATTCATCTTTTGACCTTCAGTATTAGAACCTAGTTTAGTTTGTTTAGGAAATATTTCTGTTTTAATAGTTAGATTAAATAAAAATAATACCTGTTCTAAAAATTCTTTTATCTCTAAAGCTTTAACAGGTTCTTCTGTAAATACATATAAATGTAATCCGTTACTTTTTGATTTAATAGGTATTAAAGGTAATTCTTTTTCTTGAATAATATCTAAATAAAATTTTACATCAAAGTTTTTATATATCTTAGGATCAATATCTATTGCACCAAAACTTGCATAACCATTATCATTACAAGGTTGAATACCTATAGATTTTATACCTTCTATATGTTCTTCATAATCTTTATCTAAAATTGGTTTCCCGGCCCAACCATAATCACCGTTGTTAAATTTTATCTTTCCTGTTTCTGGATCCTTGTAACCTTTATTAATGTTACAGAAACCAAAGTCTCTTTGTAAACCTGTAAAATATCTTGTAAAATCTTTCATATCTATTCCTTATTCTTTTATTATATGGGCAGCTACAGTCTCCCGTAGCCGCCCAACCTTCGAAGTATTCACTTAGTGAATTATACAATGTCCTCAGTTTTAAATTCCACCTTCTTTTCATACTCGGGTTTAGCAGAACCCTTAGACACAGTTTTTTGTAGTTCCTGTGCCATTACGTATAAGTCAGCGTCATCTTTCTTAGATATATCTAACGCTCTATTCATAGAGGGTTTGTAAACATGCCAGCTTTTACTTCCTGCAACTTTACCAACAGTTTTTAAATTATAAACTGCTGCATATGCTGCTGGATTATAAACGCCTTTGTCATCCTTAAATCTAAGATTTTTAATCAACTGATTTAATTCTCTGGCAGCTGTTAAGTTAGAAGATCTCATAGTAATAACTGCAGGTCTAGGCTCATCACCTAAAACAATCACATAAAAATATGCGGTCTTTTCTATGTAGTTACCATTTGATAATCTCCACTTACCATTTCTTTCTTCCTGTGCATCACTTGGAATAGATAAGTGTGTTGTTACAGGCGGAGAAGCTGTGTCTCCCATTTCTTGCCATTCTGGATATCTTGTTTGCACATGGCAATTAAACATCCACTCCTTTAGTACCATCAACTAGTGTACCGAGACCTTTAGCAAATATCATTCCAGGTTTTGAACCTTCAACATATTTTGCATTAGTCGCATTACACTCTGGTGATAGTTGGTGTAGGATTTTCAAAATCGGTGTTGACATATCATCCGATTTTATTTCTTCAGAACCTCTCCCAGAATCGCTTCTAAGATTAATTGTAGACAATGCACCTGCATTATCTTTCTTCGTCATAGCATTTGTATCAGCCATAGTTATATCTCCTTATTGAGTTATTATTTATTTTTATTTTTAAAATACGTTCGACTTCCATCCAACGTATTGAATAGTTCTTCCGGAATTTCTTGACCTTTGTCTTTCCATTCCTTCATAACTACTGTGAGTGAAGCGTGGTGAACTTTCTCCTCTTGGATAGGTTCATAGCCACGCTGCCTCGCAAGGCTAGCGTAATCGACAGCCTTGTTATCTTCGCCTTGGCCAAATGTTACTGTAATATTATTTTTTACAATATCACCTAAGCCATTGTCTCGAAGCCAGTGTATGCCTTCAGCTTTTTTATCAGCTTTTAGTGAGGCAAAATAAACATCTTTGATAGTTAACTCTGAACCATCTTTTAGTTTTAAACTTTTTAAATTCATGTCTTCCATTAACTTTGGAATTACAATACAACTGAAATGTTTCTCATCTTCTTTTAAATCTTTTATTTTATCTTCAAAAGATTTAATTTCATTTTGAATGGATCTTAACTTTTCAACCTCAGTTGATAGTTTGTCTGGATCAACAGTGTTTGCCTGATCTGGTGCATCTTTACGCATATCTATTAACATACATTATTCCTATTGGTTATCTGTTTAACTTTCATACATAGGATAATAATAACTTTTAATTAAAAGTCAAGTCTAATTTTGAAAAATATTTATATCTATTGGATAATAAGTTTTTTCTTGACGGTCCCATTTAAGTAATTTGTATTTACCGTTTGTAATATCTGAACAAACTGAACATACAACTCCAATGATTGCGGGATCGCCTGAGAGTAGTAAATAGTCATCAACAGTAAAATCTTTTAATAAACCTTTAAGTTTTATAATTAATGGACCAGGAGATAATATAATTTGTGAATACATAGGAAGCAGCGTCACTATGTCGCCATACTTTTTGCGCACCTAATACATTGTATTTTGGCTGTCCAGTGTCTCTATCGACAGGTATCTCTTGTGTTAAATAAACTTTTGCTCATTGACTTTTTATTTTAAAGTATTATTATAGTTATTAGAAAGAAAAGTAAAGTATATTATGGATATTAAAAATTATAAGTTCAAAACTAAACCTTTTGATCATCAATTAGATGCATTAGTAAGCTTCTTGGGATAAAGAAAACTTTGCCTATTTATGGAATGGGAACAGGTAAATCTAAAGTATTATTAGATAATGCAGCTGTTTTATATGACAGAGGTTTAATTAATGGATTATTATTAATAGCGCCTAAAGGTGTTTATAAAAACTAGGTTTGATTCTGAAATACCAATTCATTTACCAGATCACATACATAAAAAAGTTGTTCTTTGGAAAACATCTGACAAATCTAAAAAACAACAAGAATTATTAAATACTTTATTTAAAACTGGAACTGATTTTCATATTTTCTTATGAATGTAGAATCTTTTTCCGCTGGAGATGGTGCAGAATTTGCAGAAAATTTTTATCTTGTCATAAAACGATGATGGCAATTGATGATCTACTACAATTAAAACTCCAACATCTAACAGAACTAAAAATATAGTAGAACTAAGACACCATGCAAAATACAGACGTATTTTAACAGGATCTCCTGTTACTAAATCACCATTAGATTTATTTTCTCAATGTGCATTTCTTGATCCATGGCTTCTAGGTCATGATTCATTTTGGACTTTTTAAATCTAGATATTTCAATTACTAAAAAAAATTGAAGTTCAAGGTAGAAGAATTGAGATAGTAGTTGGTTATAAAAACCTAGGTGAATTATCGGATAAGATAAAACCATTTTCTAAAAGAATATTAAAAGAAGATTGTTTAGATTTACCTGAAAAAACATTTGTTAAACATTATGTTGAACTTACAAAAGAACAGAAAAAAGTTTATTCACAAATGAAACAAGAAGCTATAGCTTTCTTAGATGGTAAAATGCAATCTTCAGCAACGGTTATGACTCAGTTAATGAGACTTCATCAAATTACTTGTGGACATTTCACTGCTGATGATGGAACTATAAAAGATTTACCTTGTAGTCGATTAACTGAACTAATGAGTGTTCTTGAAAACATTGAGGGTAAAACAATTATATGGTCCCACTATACTCATGATGTTAGAAGAATTATTAAAGAAATTAAAAAAGTATATGGGTGAAGAATCTGTTGTTGATTATTATGGTGCAACAGACACTGATGCAAGATCTGTTAATATTAAAAGATTTCAAACAGATGATAAGTGTAGATTCTTTGTAGGCACTACTCATACAGGGGGTTATGGTATTACTTTAACTGCGGGAAGTAATATGGTTTATTTCTCTAACGGTTATGACCTTGAGAAACGTCAACAATCAGAAGCTAGAATAGATCGTATAGGTCAAACTAAAAAATGACTTACATTGATATAATGGCTCAAGATACTATTGATGAAAGAATTGTAAAAGCTTTACGTAATAAAGTTAATATTTCTAATGCAATTATGGATGAAGATTTTAGAGAATGGATTTAAAGAATTACAGAATAGGACATGAGACGATC